TGTGATGTACCTTCTGCAAATGGGTTGGCTACGAGACCGTAACGGGTCTTGAAACCAATCTTTGGCTGGAAGGTGCCAGTATCAACTGCACGAACCATTTGTAACGGAACGTATGGGCAGTAGAAAATACCAGCGTCATAGGCGTTTGTACCTTTGTAACCAACTACAGCAAACTCATTGGTAGAATTTGTGGTGAAGTATGGGTCGATGTAAACCTTGATACGACCAAACATTGTACCAGCAAATGTGTTACCTGTATCGTCAACTGTGAGGTTAACTTGCGATTGTAAAGCAGAGTTATAATCTAACAAACCTGCCATTGAAAATGCAGATGCAACGTCAGAAGAGCAGATTAAAACATTACCTTTGCCACGGCGAGTTGTCTTGGCAATTGTATTAGCTTCACGCTCGATTTGGAATGCCAAACCTTTAATCTTCTCAACCATCCAGCGACCGTTGGAATCTGTGTCAAGGTTAAATGTACCAGGAGTAGTTGTACCTACTTGAGCACCTAACTTAGCAACACCATAGATTGTGCGGATAACTTCACGATTGATTTCAGCAAGAATCTCTGTTGAGAGAATGTTTGCTAATTCTGTTTCTGCATCTAAACCATGAACTGCTTTCAAGTCTTGAGCAAGTTCTAATGAGTATTCTGCCTTCAAAGCACGGGTCTTTGCAGTAACAGTAACTTTCTCAATAGAGAATGCCATTTCTTGGAATGTGTTACCTTGAGCGCCATCACCTAAAGCTTCAGCACTACCTGTGGTCATAGCAGCAATAGCAGCAGCATTACCAGCAAATGTGTTGTTAGCAGCAGTATCAGAAGGAATGCTAAGGGCGATTTGAGCGCCACCACCGTTTGCACCAGCGAAACCTGTGTTGGCTTCGTTGTAGAATGCTTCTGTGCCAGTTTGACCAGAATACTTGGTACGCATAGCAAAAATTAAGCCAGTAGGACCAGTCATTGGTTGAACACCGCAAATATCATAAGCGATGAGGTTAGGCAACGAACGGCGAACCAAACTGATTAAGATTGGATCAAAACCGGCAACAGGGCCGCCAGCAGCTGCACTACCACTAAAACCGCCTGTACCAGCAAAGTTTGTTGGGGAACCAGCTTCTTGAAGGATGCTACCAGATTTAGCCATTTCTTGAACTTGATTTTCAAGAACAACGGCTGTTACTGCTTTACGATATGGGTCTTTAATAGCTGGCATATCTGGATGATCCAGAACGCCTTCCCATTTCTTTTGTAATTGTTCGGACAAATACATTGAGTTTCTCCTTAGAGTTTAATTAAATTTTAGTTTTAGAAATTGCGTTTGCAACTGCGGCAACATAAGGGTCGTTAGAAACGACTTGCTTCTCTGAGCCATCAGTTACTTCTTCTTGAAGTTGTGATTCACTAGCTTTTTTAATGCCAGATGGAAAATAGTTCTCACGAATGGTTTCAAGTTTCTCTTTGTATTCGTCCTCTGTGGAGAATTCAACACTCTCTGCGAGTGATTTAATTTTTTCAACTTGAGTTGCAATGAGACCTTCACATACTTCACCAGCAATTTCTTTTTTGCGGGATTCAACTAATGCTTTAGCAAAGCTAACTCCACGCTCGATTTCTTCATTGAGTTTGGTTTCAAGTTCTTCAACTTTACCAGCCAACTCATCAACGAGGTCGACTTTTTCTGCAGGCACATCAATATAGTGCTCTGCAAATAGATTGCGTAAACCGGCAATAAAATCTTCGGTCATTTCTGAACGCAGACCAGATTCAATAGCGATTTGATTTTCTTCCATCCATTGCTCAACAATGTAAGATAGATAGTCATCAACTTTCTCTGTTAAATCTTGCTTGATGGATTCAACTGCTTCTTCAAGCATACCAGCATAACGCTCTTCGGTTTCTTCTTCAATTTGAGCAACACGGTCTTGGACACGAGCTTCAAAAATTGTAGAAACTTTAGATTTGAATTCTTCTGAAATGGTAGAATCATCAGCGAAAAGGGCGTCAATGTCCTCTTTCATCTTTTTCTTCATCATTTCTTTTTTCTCGTCATCATGCATTTTTTCAGCAATGACTTCTTCTTCGGAATCTGCTTCTTCCATTTTGGCAGAAGCGGCAGATGGCTTCGTTGTTGGAGCAGCTGCAGATTTAGCGCCCTTTGTTGTGTCGATTTTATTAGAATCGTCAGTTGGCTTACCGTCTTGTGGTGTTGGTCCACCCAAGTCAATAACTTCGCCATCTAGTTTTTGCGAGGGCATAGCTGTTGCCGAACTCTTGCTTTGTGCAAGAATTTCTGCGGCTGCCTCGAATAATTTGTTTGATGCCATTAGGAATCTCCTTATGATTTTCTATTTATAAAATTAAAGTTTTCGGATAAAGTTTTCAAACAAGGTTAAGGCAACCTGTTCTATGTCTTTGCGTGATGCTTGTCTAATCTGTCTTTTTGCTGAATCAATGTCGGCCTCTACGAAACGACCATCAACAAATAACCACTCTTTGTTTTCCATAATTCCATTAACAAATGCACCTGGAGCAGATGGATCTGCTACGATATCAGCTGCCGTTGCCAATTTGAAATCATCTTGAACCAAGTTGTAACCTTCTTTTGTTTGCGTGAGTGAACCCATGCCACGAGAAGATACTCCAAGGTTAACACCGGAATCAATAAAGTTTTTAACAATCTGACCGTAGGGTGTTTCTAAAATCATCGCTTTACCAATGAATGCCTCACCATTGTCCTCAAGTGAAACAATCTTATGTGATACACGCTCTAAGTTAATAGATGGGGTATCAGGATGACCTAATTCACCTAAGGCACGATTCGTTTTGACAAACTCCTCATTATAACGACCAACTTCTTTAGACAATGTATCTTTGGTATAAAGTCGGTTGTTTTTATTTGGTTTGTCGTAAACTAAAAAAGGACCGGTAATATACAGATTCTTTTTGCCATTTTCACTAGCTTCAGTAATATACTGAACTTGTTCTATTCTTTCTGTAATAAGCTTCATATTACATTCCTGTTAATGGTGTTGTGTAAGCAGCAGTTTTATTTAATTCTAAAAATAATGTTCCGCCAGTTGTAACTGTAATGACTACGTTAGATGTGTTGTTATTGGCAATTGAATATGCCCACTCATCAAATCTAATTTCACCTGCATTGTGGAATGTACCAATTACATTGCCATTGCGAACAATAGTAATGTTACCGTTTGTTGACCAGTTAATCCGTTTGATGTCAGCAGCACTAACAACTTCATTACTATTAGCTGCTAAAGAAATAAGATTAGCATAGTAAGTACCAGTGCCCTCAACACGAACAATCGAATCTGACCTTAATGTATTTGAAATTTCTATTGGCATTTTATTTTATTCCCATGGATGTGCGGCGTCTGATAGACATTTTTCTTTTAAGTAATGTTCTACGCAATTTTGCTTTACCTTTTGTCTTCCAGTACCTTTTTAATTTTCTTGCTTTTTGTATTCTTTCAATAGCAGGTATTCTTTTAACTGTATTACCTGATATTCTAAATCCTTTTATTGCAGATTTTCTTATGTTCTTTTGAACAATAATTCTGCCTTGTGCATTTCTACGAATACGGCGGCGAATCTTTTTGACTCGACCCATTTTAATTACATTCGTTGAGGCTTCATCTAATTGTTCTTCTACTTCAACATAAGTATTTCTACCTATAATTTCTCTTTCTTCTGCCAAATAATTAGCAGCTATCTCATCAAGGCGATTGAATAAAAATTCTTTGGCCTCAATAAGTTTGTTTTTTCCAATAAGGTCAACAAAGCTCATTTCATTTTACTAATAGCAAAGTTGGCTGCTTTTTGCATATGGTGTGATGACCTTGCCACCATGTCAGCAAACTTGGTTTTATTTTCATCATTCAAATTCTTATGTACCATTAATACGGCATGAGCAGTTTGAACATCAACCTTACTGGCAGAACCATCTTTATGGTTTACTGTGCCATGACTATGACTATCTTTAATCTTTTGTAGTTGACCCATTGCATCAACTGCTTCAGCCTGAATAACAGGTTGAGAAGATGTTGAATAAGGTACAGCAAAATCTTTATCCAATCGGTCATTATGATACAAAGCAATTTTAGTACCATCAGGATATAAACGAATTGCTTTACGTTTTAATACCAATACAAAAGGAGGGTCTTGTGCTTCTGTTAACTGCACCACTTCTTCTTTTGCTAATTCAACTGTTCCGTCTGCTACTGCTGGTGTAGTATCACCAAGTTTAATTCGGTGAGCTTTATACTTTCGACCAGTTTTATCAATCTTATAATCAGAAGTATCAACAATATCTTCTCTTACTGCTCGGCGAGTTTGTTGAAAGATTTGTTTATTGTTGCTAATTAAATCTACCATTTTATTGAATAGATTTTGAACAATCATTCTATCAGCAGGACTAAAGTTTGGTTTTTCTTCACCCATCTTATCTAAGATTTTGTGAATACGCTGTATCTGTGCCTTATTGGCAAGACCAGCACGAACCAACATATCAAACTTTGAATAGTCTGATTTTTCTTCTTCTAATAGAATGTTTTTAAAATCTTCTAATGACTTCATTCTTGTTCTATTGGTGTGTCCGCAGTATCTTGCACTTCAACTTCTTGTTGACCACCAAATAATGCTGTTGAGATTTCTTGCTTACGGGCATCTAATGCCTCAAAGGCACGAGCAGACAATAAATCTGCTAATGTTTCTTTTGCATCAGCAGCTTGTCCAGAAGCTAACTGATTAATAAATGTTTCTGTTGTCATAGTATTCTCCATTATTTCCTATTTATATTAAAAGCATACTTATTTACCGCATCATCCAACTGAGGAGTTAACGACTCCGTGCCGCTGCTTTCCTGAGTGTTGTCCTCGGCTTGACTTGTTGCGTCTGCGTTGGTTGCTTGGGCTGAGGTTTCTTCGCCATCAGCAAGAACGGGTTGGCTGCTTTCTTCTTCAATTTCTTTCTCCATTTCTTCAATATCTTCATCTGTCATACGAAGCACATTTTTCTTAACCCACTTACTAGAGTAATATTTACCAATAAATGGGTCTAACTGTGTTGCTGTTAATACACGCTCACGAATCAGTTCTGCTTCACGCATTTCAACAAAGTTATTATCTTTCTTATAGTCGTAATAGATGGCTTCTTTAAATTCGTCCCATTCTTCTGTGGTACAAATTCCTTTGAGTGCTAATTGAACACGCAAAGCATCATCAAAAATACGAGAAAATTTATTACGCAAACGATTAATAAATTTATTAAATTTAACTTCATCACGAGTTACTTCAGTTGTTTTACCAATACCCATAATGCCTGCACCTTGTTGTGGGTCAAGGCGAGAAATTGGAACATTCAACGATTGCAATAACTTCTTTTGAAAATACTGAACATCTTCCATTTGGCCAAGGTTTTGACCAGCAGGAAGTGTAGTAATCTCAGTGCCTTTACCGCCTTCACGGCGTGGTAACCAAAAATCTTCTAACATGGATAAATGTTTACGCTCATCACGAATTTCACCTGTGTTAGCGTCATATACTAACTTGTTGCGATATTGTGTCATAATAGAACGCATATATTGTTCGGCTTTACCTTTTGGTAAATTACCAACATCAATATAAAATATACGGCGCTCAGGTGCTCGTGATAAACGATAAATTACAACAGCATCTTCAATCATGCGTAATTGATTGAGAGCTTTAATTGCTTTATGTAAATATGAAATTACAAATGTATTCTTTGCATCC